GTTCGTTCGCAGGCAACTGTATGAACAGCGCTTGGTGCTGATATCCATCAAGGAGGACAGCCATGGGGTTTTCACCCTTGGACAACCATGACTTGACGCGTCGTCTGCATGCTTTGGGTCTTAATAAAACCCTCAGCAAGCAATTAGTGCAGCAGTTTAATGAGTGGCGTGCAGACTCTAAGGACGAATGGACTGTTAAGCGGCTAAAAGCTCTTAAAGTCGATCTCATTCGTTTTATGGGAGGTTTGCCTCCCATGCCAGATACCTGGATCAGCAAGAGATCTGATAACATCACTCCCCAAGGACCTTTCGGGGCCTTGTGGAAGATCAGTTTGACCAAACCTTTTACTGCGTTGAATGCTCTGAACATTTACACTTGCCTTGTGTACAAGAAATCGTCGAAAGACGATTACGCCGTTACTGGCGCGCAAGTCGAGGGCTTCGTTGAAGCCGTTCAGAGGCCTCCGGTATCCGCCGAGGCGAAGTCTGCCTATAGCACCTTACTCGAGTATATTCCTATGGAGTTTCATTCTCCAGTACCCGAGTTTAGGGCTCAACCGCTGTTGGACGTTCCCATGCGACCTTTTAAGCGTTCGCCAATCCCCGGAAGGGGACTGGTGCCAAAGGAGGAGGTTTTTCCAAGAGCTTTCATCGCACTGTCCAAGGCTCCTGTGTTCTATTACAAACACAAGGAGTTACTGGACTCTGCACTAGGCGTCGCAAAAGCCCTGATCCCTATGATGGGATTAGGTGATAAAGTGACGGAGATGACTGAAGATGACCCAATCCCTGTCATGATCAATAAAATGACCATGAATATCGCTAACCACGATATGATTCAGGGAGACCCTTCAGATATCGTCGCGGGTAATGTTAGTTTCATCCAGGATAGCGGTTATAAGCTTAGGCATATCTTTGTGACCAATGAATTGCTTCAGGTCGCATCACTGCCTTTGCAACGCTTTCTGATGGATGAACTGCGGCATCTGCCGCAGGACGCGACGTATGACCAGGACGCTGGCGTACGCAGGGTGCAGTCGCACCTCCAAAGCGGCAAAACAGCTTACTGCTTCGATCTTCAGAAGTGTTCTGATAACCTGCCACGCATATTCCAAATCCAGTTGTTTCGACATCTGGGTATGGACGAGCGATGGGTACAGTGGTTTCAGGATATCACTGGAGCTCGTTGGGAGCTCCGTGATCGTCTTCCTCCCGTACCCCTTAAGTCAAAGGGGCCAAAGGCTGGGTTCGTCATCAGGCCTGACATGCATCATGGTCGCCGAGATTACTCGGCGTTCATGCGCGTTACTGTCGGCCAACAGCTCGGTTTCGGACCGAGCTTTCCGTCCTTTGCCTTGCTTCACCACTCAATTGTACGCGGCTTAATTCGGCTTCTCCAAGTCGAAGGTGATACCCTCAAACTAGGATTTAGCGTTCGTCAAGATGACGACCCACCGTTCGATCCTCCGACCCTAGCAGACTATGTCTTGCTTGGCGACGATTTTGCGGCTTTTAACCTTTGGTTAGGTCGGGCCTATCAATTATTCATGCGTACGAGTGGAGTCCCGATTTCTCAATCGAAGACTATCATTTCGTCTAGTATAGCGGAGTTTGCTGGGCGCATCATAACGCCAAACAAGATTATCGCCACCTACAAATGGAAAGGTAGGTGTAGTGATACATCTTTCTTGGACATCGCGAAGGCCCTTGGTCCTCGCTCATTGGACCTGTTCCGTCCCCGGCAGAGGTTTATCGCCTCTTTGGTGGGTTGGATGCCCGAACCTTTCGGTTTTGGGTGGAATCCTGACGGTTGGTCTCTCGATAAGCGTTGGAGCTTTTGGGAGCCGCTATGGTCTAAACTTATAGACGAGCGCGACATACGTGTTCGTAGTTACCAACGTAGAACGGTCCGGATACATCGAATGTTATACGATCATCCGGAATTCACGAAGGGGTTATCCCTTCGCTACGCTCCCGACCAGGAAGCGTACGCCGTATTGGTCAAGAATCTCGACCTCCGTGACAAACTCCTTCGGGAGCTTGTTAAGGAAGACTGGACTCTCATGTTACCCAATGTCGATTACCTTGCTCGCGAAAGCGATGTTAGGCCTATCTTCAACGGCGTTGAGGTTCAGCAGCTCCTTTCTAGGTACTCGTGGATTGAGAAGATGAGTAATCTCTCTACTTTGACTATCCTCGAGCGAAAGCTCGGTCTGTCGCTATAAAACGATCACTCAACCGCGCGGGTC